ACTTGGCGTAGCTGTTGCGTGCAGGCAACAACCTGGTGGTGTTGCGTCTAGGCTACAGGTGTTGCGTGAAAACGACAGGGGGGGTAGGGCCGACGGGCGACCGGTCATTGTTACGATGCCCCCACAAAAACTTTTTTTATTTTTTTACATCCACTACACTTTCTCTTGTGACCGCATTTAAGTCGATCTCGTTTGTCCCGCGTGAGGTAAAAGCCTCGCCCGACCTTCTGGAGAAGATTTACGAATCTTCACGGTTAGGGCTGAAGGGGGATGCGTTGGCGTATGCTGCGGGCTTGCAGCCCACGGAGTTCCGTCAGTTATGCCAACTGGACAACGCTGCCTCGATTGCCGAGGCAAAGGGTCGTGCGGACGCTGAGGTTGAGGCAGCGTCGGTGCTGCGTAATGCTGCGCTGGATGGCGATGCCAAAGCTGCGCTATCCCTGCTACAGCACCTTCACGGGTGGGTTGCCAAGACGCAGGTGCAGGTCGACGTTAAGTCGCAGATCAGCATCGTTGCCGCGCTGCAAGAGGCGGAGTCTCGCGTCCTCACAGGCCGAGTATTTGATGCTGAACGGCCTGCATTGACCGCTAGCCCTGCTGTTACAAGTGGGACTACTATTGCGGGTGAACGCCTAACCCTTGAGAACGTCCATGCCGCAGAACGCTGAATATATCCCGACGCCTTCTGAGATGAACGCGTTAAATTACCATCGACGCAATCTGGAAGGTAAAACATATTTGCAAAACCCAGATGGGTCGCTAACCACGTTTTATGGCGCAATCGTCGGGCCGGACAATAATCAATACAGATTGATTCCGACCTATTGGGGTGGGGCAATTCGTGACGTGCCAACCGCCATGCGTTTTGCAATGCGTTCGGGTATCGACTTTCCGACATACAAATCCCTGTCAGAAGCGGAAGATGCTGAAAAGCGGCTGCATGAAATTATGGCGCAGGACACCAAAACGTACCAAAGCAAGTCGCGTAAATAATGCAACTGCCGATCTATAGCCCCGAAGACGAACAACTGCTGATGGCGCGGGTGTGGGCACCCAAGGTTAAAGACGACCCCGAAGCCTTCGTGATGTTCGCCTTTCCTTGGGGACAGCAAGGCACGCCGTTAGAACACTTCTCCGGCCCTCGTAAATGGCAACGTGCCGTGTTGCGGCAAGTGGCCGACCATATCGCCAAGAACAAGACAGCGACCGCTTTCGAGGTGTTGCGCATGGCAACCTCGTCGGGTCGCGGTATTGGTAAATCCGCCCTCGTGTCGTGGCTCATCCTGTGGATGCTTTCCACCCGTATCGGTTCAACGACCATCGTGTCGGCCAATTCGGAAGCCCAGTTGCGCTCAGTCACTTGGGCAGAAATTACCAAGTGGGCGGCGTTGCTGATTAACTCCCATTGGTTTGAGATTTCCGCCACCCGCGTCATGCCGGCTAAGTGGCTCGCAGAGTTGGTCGAGCGTGATCTTAAGAAAGGCACCCGCTATTGGTCGGTTGAAGGCCGCCTGTGGTCGGAAGAAAACCCCGATTCCTACGCCGGTGTCCACAATCACGATGGCGTATTGGTCATTTTCGACGAAGCGAGCGGTATTCCCGACCCCATCTGGTCGGTGACGGCAGGCTTTTTCACGGAAAACACGCCCAACCGCTTTTGGTTTGCGTTTAGTAACCCCCGACGCAACGAAGGGTACTTTTTTGAAACGTTCCACGGGAAACGTGCCTTCTGGATCACCCAGAATATCGACGCTCGCGACGTGGAAGACACCGATAAAGCGGTGTATGAGCAGATTATCGAGGAATACGGGGCCGATTCCATCCAAGCGAAGGTCGAAGTGTATGGCGAATTCCCGCTGGCCGGTGATGAGCAGTTTATTTCGCCGCAGTTGGTGGAAGAAGCCACCCGCAGACCTGCTCACAAAGACCTATCCGCACCGATTATCCTCGGTATTGACCCTGCCCGTGGTGGGGCTGACTCCACCGTCATCGTCGTGCGCCAAGGACGCGACATTGTGGCAATCAAACGCTACAAGGGCGAAGACACGATGGAGATTGTGGGGCGCGTGATCGACGCCATTGAGGAATACAACCCCGCCCTAGCCGTCATCGACGAAGGCGGCTTGGGGTACGGCATCCTTGACCGACTGAAAGAGCAACGCTATCGCCAGGTGCGCGGCGTCAATTTCGGCTGGAAAGCCAAGAACCCGATCATGTGGAAAAACAAACGCGCCGAACTCTGGGGCGGTATGCGTGAGTGGCTGAAGACCGCTGCGATTCCGTCTGACCGTGCGCTCAAGTCCGACCTCTGCGGGCCGCACCATAAACTCGATTCGTCCGGTGCCATTCAGCTAGAAGGAAAAAAAGAGATGAAAGCGCGTGGCTTGGCCTCACCCGATGCCGCCGATGCGCTTGCAGTAACATTTGCATTTCCGGTGGCTTCGCGGGAATATAGAGATGCAGGTACGCGGCGTTTGTCAAGTCGAGACGCCGTGTTGACTTCGTGGATGGGTGCGTAGTGGCTAAATCTGTGTCGTTATCCGTAAGGCGTGGCGAAAAACTGTCAACCAAGGCAGGTGCCGGCCTTACCGCAAAAGGTCGCGTTAAGTACAACCGCGCAACCGGGTCGAAACTAAAAGCCCCTGCGCCGAATCCGAAGTCAAAGGCCGATGCTGGACGTAAAAAGTCGTTCTGCGCCCGTATGAAGGGCGTAGTGCGTAAGGCAAAAGGCCCTGCGGAGCGCGCTAAAGCGTCTTTGCGGCGATGGAAGTGTGGCTAATGGCAAAGCGTGGTCTGTATGCAAATATTCATGCTAAGCGTGCGCGAATCGCTGCGGGAAGCGGCGAACGGATGCGCAAAGTGGGCGCAAAAGGCGCTCCAACGGCTAAAGCATTTCGTCAATCTGCTAAAACCGCTAAAAAGCGAAAGTAACGTCTATGCCACTAGTGAAATCATCGAGCAAACAAGCGTTCCGAAAAAACGTCGGAGCGGAAGTAAAAGCCGGAAAGCCGGTCAAACAAGCCGTCGCAATCGCGTACAGCGTCAAGCGAAAGGCCGCAGCAAAAAAAGGTAAACGCAAATGAAAGTGACCGAACCCATCAAGAAATTGAACTCCCGCGAGCCGAAAGTGTCGGGTGGCGGGATGCCGGATCGTAATAAGCCGACGAATCACAAAGATTTGCACGGCACCATCCCCGCGAAATTGGATGTACGCGCCATCGCTCGGAAGTTTAAGTAAACATGGCTAAAGACCCCACAGGCATTGCAGGCGCAGCAAAGGTTGCTAACACGCCCACCCGGCGTGGTGGACGTGACCCTGCCGACATTCTGTCGCAGGCTCGTCATCGCTTGCAGGTTGCTTTGGGGGCGTATTCAGACAGCCGCGAGGATGAGCTGGATGACCTCCGCTTTATGGCAGGTTCTCCAGATAACCAGTGGCAATGGCCGGCGGACGTGCTTGCCACTCGTGGGTCGGTGCAGGGCCAGACGATTAACGCTCGCCCGTGCTTAACGATCAACAAGCTCCCGCAGCACGTCCGGCAGGTGACGAACGATCAACGCCAGAACCGCCCTGCGGGAAAAGTCATTCCGGTGGATGACGCTGCCGACATTGAAGTCGCGCAAGTGTTCGACGGCATGGTGCGTCACATTGAGTACATCTCAAACGCCGATGTCGCTTATGACACCGCGTGCGAAAACCAAGTGACGTATGGCGAGGGTTATTTCCGCATCCTCACCGAATACTGCGACGACAAATCGTTTGACCAAGACCTGCGTATTGCGCGGATTCGCAATTCGTTCAGCGTCTACATGGACCCGACGATTCAAGACCCATGCGGTGAAGACGCGGAATGGTGTTTTATCACCGAAGACGTGCCCCGCGAAGAATACGAGCGGATGTTCCCCGACGCGCAACCCATCACGTCGATCATGGCGCAGGGCGTGGGCGATTCGTCCATTTCGCAGTGGATTGACGAGAACACCGTCCGTATTGCGGAATACTTTTACATTGAGCATGAGCGCAAGACGCTCAATCTGTACCCCGGCAACCAAACGGCTTTTGAGGGTTCGCCCGAAGCCGCGCAGTTTGAAGCCGTAGGAATGGCTCCTGTGCGCACCCGTGAGGTCGATGTCCGCAAAGTTAAGTGGATGAAGACCAACGGGTACGAGATTTTGGAAGAACGCGATTGGGCGGGTTCGTACATCCCGGTCATTCGCGTCATTGGCAACGAATTTGAAGTCGACGGGCAGGTCTATATTTCGGGCCTTGTGCGCAACGCCAAAGATGCGCAGCGTATGTACAACTATTGGGTGTCGCAAGAAGCCGAAATGCTGGCTTTGGCACCAAAAGCCCCATTCATTGGCTATGGCGGCCAATTTGAAGGTTACGAACAACAATGGAAGACGGCCAACACCACGAACTGGCCGTATTTAGAAGTTAACCCCGATGTGACGGACGGCGCGGGCAATACGCTGCCGTTGCCACAGCGCGCACCGCCGCCGCTGGCCCAAACCGGCTTGATTCAAGCCAAAATGGGCGCGTCGGATGACATCAAATCAACGACGGGTCAATATGACTCTAGCCTAGGCGCTACGTCTAACGAGCGTTCGGGTCGGGCCATTCTGGCGCGTGAAAAGCAAGGCGACACAGGCACATACCATTACGTTGACAACCTGGCTCGCGCCATTCGCTATTCCACGCGCCAACTCGTTGACTTGATCCCCAAGATTTACGATACGCAGCGCATTGCGCGCATTATCGGCATTGACGGGGAAATCTCGACGGTCAAAATCGACCCGACTCAACAAGAGCCGGTGCGCAAGATCGTCGACCAAACGGGCGTGGTGATTGAGAAAATCTACAACCCGTCTGTGGGTAAATACGACGTGTGCGTCACGACCGGCCCGTCGTACATGACTAAGCGTCAAGAGTCGATGGACGCGATGGCGCAGCTATTGCAGGGCAACCCGCAACTGTGGCAAGTCGCCGGCGACCTGTTCGTCAAGAACATGGATTGGCCGGGTGCGCAGGAAATCAGCAAGCGCCTCTCCAAGATGATTGATCCGAAACTCTTGGCGGACGAAGAAGACCCGGCGTTGCAGGCGGCAAACCAGCAAATGCAAGCAATGGCTGCGGAAATGGATCAGATGCATCAGATGCTCAACGCCGTGCATCAATCCATCGAGGCGCAGCAAAACCGCATTAAAGAATACGAAGCCGATATCAAGGCATACGAAGCCGAAACGCGCCGTATCTCTGCCGTGCAAGCGGGAATGTCGGAAGAACAGATACAAGACATCGTTCGGGGTACAATCCACGCTGCGGTTGCTACAGGCGACATCGTGGGCATGATGCCCGAGCGTGAGATGCCCGACATGGGCGAGGGTATGCAATGAAACCGGCAGACTTTGTTGGAATGTTGTTCCTAGCGCGGGATGTGACGCATAGCGTCCATCTAAACACGCGCTCGTATGCCAAGCACGTCGCGCTGAATGAGTTTTACGACGCGATTGTGGACTTGGCCGACAAGTTTGCCGAAGCCTACCAAGGTCGTCACGGGCTGATTGGCCCGATTTCGCTGATGTCAGCGAAGAAAACCACGAACGTCACCGAGTTTCTGCAAGATCAGTTGGCAGAACTTGAAGCGGCTCGCTATGAAGTCTGCGAGAAAACGGATACGGCGTTGCAAAACATCATCGACGAGATCGTCGGCCAGTATCTTTCTACGTTGTATAAACTCCGCTTTTTGGCATAGGACACTCACATGGCTAATTACCATTACATCACGGCGACTCAGCAGGTGAAGCCTGCCGCCGGTAAGTTTAAGGGCATTTTCGTCAGCGCCGCTTCGAGCACGCCGACGATCACGATTTACGACACGTTTGACGGTACGACGACCGGTACGACGATGGTGGCAACCTTTACGCCGACCGCTGCGAACCAGTATTGCTATCTGGGTGGCGACGGTGGGATGTATTTTAATAAAGGGCTATACGTTGTAATTGGTGGAACCGTTAACGCGACCGTCGTATTTGAGTGAGGTGAGTAATGGCCGGGACTAAAATCTCTGACCTGCCGTCAGCTAGTACCCTTACGGGCGCTGAACTAGTCCCGGTCGTTCAGAGCGATGTTACTAAAAAGACTACTGTTGCCGACATTCTCGCATCGCCGGGAATTGGCACCGTTACGTCGGTCAATGTCTCCGGTGGCACCACGGGGCTTACCGCAACGGGCGGCCCAATCACTACCACTGGTACTATTACGCTTGGTGGAACACTAGATGTTGATAACGGCGGTACGGGAGCCACCACGGCTGCTAATGCGCGCACAAATCTCGATGTACCAAGCCGCTCTGGTTCGGGCGCTTCTGGAACGTGGTCGATTGACGTTACCGGAAACGCCGGAACCGTAACGAATGGCGTTTATACGTCCGGTTCGTATGCCAACCCGTCGTGGATCACGTCGCTTGCCGGTTCCAAAATTACCGGAAACATTAGTGGTAATGCCGCAAACGTTACTGGAACCGTTGCGATTGCGAATGGCGGCACTGGGGCGACAACTGCTTCGGGTGCGCGCACGGCGCTTTCTGTTCCTAGCACAACCGGTTCGGGTGCTAGCGGAACTTGGAGCATTGACGTTACGGGTAATGCCGGAACGGTCACTAATGGAGTTTATACAACCGGTTCCTACAGCAATCCGTCGTGGATCACGTCGCTTGCCGGTTCCAAAATTACCGGAAACATTAGTGGTAATGCGGCTGGGCTGACCTCCACGTTAAGCACTGGCACGGGTGGTACGGGTCAAACGACGTACACAAACGGCCAGCTGCTCATCGGCAATGCGTCGGGCAGTTTGAGCAAAGCCACGCTGACCGCTGGCTCCAACATTACGATCACCAACGGCGATGGCACGATTACGATTGCCGCAACGGGTGGCGGTGGCGGCTCGGGTACCGTAACTTCGGTCGACGCTTCGGGCGGTACGACCGGAATGACGTTCTCTGGCGGCCCGATTACATCGAGCGGCACGCTGACGATGGCTGGCACGCTCGCGGTTGCGAACGGCGGCACGAACGCGACGACTGCGGCCAACGCTCGAATTAACTTGTTGCCGTCCTACACGGGCAACGGCGGCAAAGTGCTTGCGGTTAACGCGGGCGCTACCGATACGGAATGGATTGCTGCGGGTGGAACTGGAACGGTTACATCTGTTGCAGTTTCGGGCGGCAGCACCGGCCTTACGACCTCCGGTGGCCCGATTACGGGTGCTGGCACGATTACGATTGCCGGTACGCTTGGCACTGCGAACGGTGGTACCAATAGCACTGCGGCCCCAACGGCTGGCGCAATAGCGTATGGCACCGGAACGGCGATTGCTTACACGGCGGCTGGCACTGCTGGACAGTATTTGCAGTCAAACGGTTCGAGCACGCCAACGTGGTCAAGCATTTCGTCGGGCGTTGGCTCAACGGCTTATTACGGCGCGTTTCAAGACACGACCGACCAAACGATTGCTAGCACGACGACGGCGTATGTCGTTGCCATTGGAACGACTGACGAAGCCAATGGCGTCAGCATTACAAGCGGCTCGCGCATTACTTATGCCAATGCGGGCACTTATTCGCTGAATTATTCAATCCAGCTTGAAAACGCCAATACTGCGGTTCAAGACGTTGATATTTGGGTTCGTAAAAACGGTAGCGATCTTGCTGACACAAATAGCCAGTTTAGCGTTGCCAATAAACATGGCGGCACAAACGGTCACTTAATTGCTGTTTGTCCGTATGTGTTTACGCTTGCGGCTGGCGATTACTTGGAAATTTGTTGGGCGGCAACTAGCACCGACGTTTCCATTCAGACGTATCCGGCGCAAACGTCCCCGACTCGCCCGCTTACCCCAGGCGTCATTGTCACTACGGCGCAACTGACGCAGATTGGCATTGGCTATTACGGCCTTACGTCTTCGTCTTCGGTTGCCATCGGCACGGGTACAAAGACCTTCACAACCAACCTTAATTCCACCAACACGGCGTTTACCGTTGGTTCGCGTGTGCGCGTGGCGTACCCGCCTGACCCGACGTACTTCATGGAAGGCAACATCACCGCCTTCTCGGGCACGACGCTAACCATCTATTCGGATGTGTACGGCGGCTCGGGAACGCTGGCGAACTGGTCGTTTACTTCGGTCGGTTCGGCGGGCGTTACCAGCATTAGCGGCGGTACGACAGGCCTTACGCCGTCTACGGCCACCACGGGCGCTGTAACTCTTGCTGGCACGGTTGCAACGACTAATGGCGGCACGGGGTTAACGTCATTTACGTCGGGCGGTGCGGTATACGCAACCAGCACGTCTGCTTTAACAACGGGCACGTTGCCGGTTGCATCGGGCGGTACGGGCGCAACGGATGCAGCCACTGCACGCGCTAATCTTGGCGCAGGCACAGGCAACGGCACGGTCACGTCGGTCGGCGGAACTGGAACGGTTAACGGTATCACGCTGACCGGTACGGTTACGTCATCCGGCAGCTTGACGCTTGGCGGGACGCTCTCCGGCGTCAGTCTGACGAGCCAAGTGAGCGGTACGCTTCCGGTTGCTAATGGCGGCACCGGATTGACTAGCGGCACGAGCGGCGGTGTCCTGTATTACTCAGCAACCGGCACGCTGGCGTCATCAAGCGCCTTGGCGGCTAATGCCCTTGTTATTGGTGGTGGTGCAGGCGTAGCGCCAAGCACCATTACGACCGGCACGGGCGTTGTCACGGCGTTGGGCGTTAACACCGGATCGGCTGGTGCGTTTGTTGTCAATGGCGGCGCGTTGGGCACGCCGTCCTCTGGCACGTTAACCAATGCTACGGGTTTGCCCGTATCAACCGGCATTAGCGGTCTTGGCGCAAACGTAGCGACATTTTTGGCTACGCCGTCGAGTGCAAACCTTGCCGCAGCGGTTACGGACGAAACTGGTTCTGGTTCGTTGGTGTTTGCAACATCCCCAACTTTAACCACGCCAATCCTTGGCACCCCGACCTCGGGTAATTTGTCCAACTGCACGGCAGACGGCACTAATGCGGTTGGTTTCAAAAACATCCCGCAGTCTGGTAGCGATAAAGTTACTAGTTACACGCTTGCCACAACCGATGTCGGCAAGTTTATTGGTGTTGGTACGAGCGGTTCTATTGTTGTGCCAAACAGCACATTTGCGGCGGGTGATGTTGTGTCGATCTTCAACAACACAACGGGCAACGTCACAATTACAACAAATCCCACTTCGTCTTACATCGCTGGCGCAAACACCACAAAATCGTCGGTGACGTTAGCGACTCGAGGCGTGGCGACTATTTTGTTTATCAGCGGAACGGTCTGCGTTATTTCGGGCAACGTGAGTTAAGCCATGTCTGGCATATTTCATATGCTGCTTGGCAGAGTCGTCGCAGGCGGCGGCAATTACACCATCATTGAACAATTTCTCGCCTCTGGCACTTGGACTGCGCCGACGGGCGTAACGGCGACGGATTATCTTGTCGTTGCGGGCGGCGGGGCAGGCGGTGGCGCAAACAACGGCGCAGGAGGCGGTGGTGGTGCGGGTGGATTTCGTACAGGAACTGCGCTTTCGGTAACGGCAGGCACCGATTACACCATCACGGTCGGCGCGGGCGGCGCAGGCGGTTCAGCCGCAGGCGGTAACGGCGGCGATTCTACATTTAGCACGATTACGTCAACGGGCGGCGGTGGCGGTGGAAAGGGCGGCACGGGCGCAACCGTTGGATCAAACGGCGGGTCTGGTGGCGGCGGTGGACAAACGCAGGCTGCTGGCTCTGGCAATACTCCGGCCACAACCCCGTCACAGGGCAACAATGGTGGCACACCTTATGGCGGTGGTGGTGGTGCAGGCGGAACTGGAAGCGGTGGCATAGGTACATCTACAGGTGGAGGTGGAACCGCATCTACAATTAGCGGCTCATCGGTAACGTATGCCGCTGGTGGTTCTGGCGGCACAACAAACACCAGCACAAATTCTATCGGCGGCAGAGGCGATAACCCTGTTGATGCCGCAAATTCAACAAATGGCGCAACCAATAGCGGTTCTGGCGGCGGCGGCAGATGGTCAAATTCTGCATCAAACGGTCAAAACGGCGGCTCCGGCATCGTCATCCTCTCGTACAGCATGGCAAAAGCCACTCCGATCATCTTTAAGTCCACGGCCACATGGACTGCCCCCACGGGCGCGACCACGGTGGATTACCTTGTCGTAGCGGGTGGTGGTGGTGGTGGCGGTCGCGGAGGTGGTGGCGGAGGCGCAGGCGGTTATCGTACTGGAACCGCATTAAGCGTTACGGCTGGTACCGCGTATGTTGTAACTGTTGGCGGCGGCGGAACAGGCTGTGCTGATAATAACGTAACACCGGGAGTTGCCAGTACAAGCGGCTCTAATTCTGTATTTAGCACAATTACTAGCACGGGCGGCGGTGGCGGCGGCAGCGGCGGCGCAACAAATGGATTTAACGGCGGTTCTGGCGGCGGCGCACAAGGGCCGGGCACTGCTGGAACTGGAAACACCCCAAGCACTAGCCCGTCCCAAGGCAGCAACGGTGGCGCAGGAAGCGGAATCACTCCACCAAACTACGGTGGCGGTGGCGGTGGCGGTGCGTCAGCAGCGGGCGGAGTTGGCACAGGAACAACTGGTGGGAATGGCGGCGCAGGAACTGCATCTAGTATTTCTGGCTCATCCGTCACATACGCTGGTGGCGGTGGCGCAGGCACATACAACGGCGGAACTGTTGGAACAGGCGGCTCTGGCGG